TGCTGCCGCTCCGTAGAAGACAACGTGAAGGCCAGGCTGTCATCATCAGCCGTCCCGGTCGTAAAGTTCTCGTAATCGTCAGTAATCGACGCCCAGAGCGTTTGCGGTTGAAAGGTCGTTCCCGCGAAAAACATGCGGTTTTCATAGAAGGCACACGCCGCCGGATAACCCCGCACCGCGGACCATGCCCCCTCTGCCCAGTATTGGGTCGCCGCATCACTGAAAAGGTTACGCTTCACGGTTGCAGTCACTGATGTCGAAGACCCAAACGCCGTCACTTGCACCACTCCGTAGATAAACCGGTCTTCCAACTCGAACACCGCCCGGGAGTTTTCGCCATTGGTTGCCGTTTGGGAAGTCCAGGACGTGATGTTTATCCGGTAATAGGCCTCATCATCCTCTTCGCCCTCCACGTCGATATTGCGATCCTTCCGACCTGTATAGGCCCGGACGGATTCCCAGTTGGTGCTGCCATCAAGGGAACGCTCCACATCCACCGTTGCCGTCCAGATTCCATAGGTCTTAAAGAACCATTTCCCCGAAACTAAAACGGCCGCTGACGTGGACACCGATGTGATTGCAAGCTCCGTGCTGGTTGCTTCCCGCCGGTGGCCGATGTTCATGTAAGCCCCCACATGCCCGGCCTGAAACACGGCTGACGATGCGGTCAAGGTGATCGTCCCCGTGGTGCCGGATGGATCAATGGTCACCGCGGTCAGGTTTTCCTCCAAGAAAGGCGGCCGATCAAAATCCACTGTTACCAGCGTCCAGTTGTCATTTGCCAGACGGGACAACTTTTTAACCGGGTGACTTGGATGCGTGATATAAACCACGTCATTGATTTGGACATACTGAATCTCCGCGCATTGGGCGGCCGTGTAAGGACTCACCACCTCATAGGGAGCACCGAGCACCTGAATCTGCGCACCCTGGTAATAAAACCGGATGTAAAGGTCTCCCATTTCCAGCATGAAGGACACCGTCCGGCTGAACTGGAAATCCAGCATTCGCACCGGCTTGTTGGTCGCATCGTACTTGGCGGCCGCCACAAACTCAAACCCCTTTCGCCGCGTGACCCCGCCGTGAGGCATCGGGATCATGTTCTGGCATTGGCGACACCCGGCCGCATACTTCTCCGTGTCCACCCGGGCGTCCAACTTGGGCGAAAGCTCGCCCGCATTGAAGCTCATCAGGTTCTTCTTGTTTCGTGGATTTGCCATTGGTTATCCGTTCGTTGAATAGCGGCGAGCCTGGACAAAGCGGGAGTCCTCCCACGGGGCGAAGCGCTTCTTCTTCCGCTCGTTCCCGTCCTTCATCCGGGCCTGTGGCAGGCTCACCCGCTGATACTCAGAAAGCAGGGCCTGCGCTAGGGCATCATCCTGCCGGATTGGCAGCGCGATCTTCGATGCTAGCAACACCACCACCGCGTTGACAAAGAGAGCGTCCCATTTGTGCGTCTCCTCATCGTACCCGATGAACCTGACCTTGGCCTCTTCCGCATCCGTCAGAAGCTTGTCCCCTTCGATTTCCCACGTTTCCCCGAGGCTCCCCGTCACTTCTACCCCATTGAGCTCCACCAGGCTGATAAAATTGATCGGGAGCTGGAATTGATACGCCCACTCAAAGGCCGGCGCCTCAGTCAACCGTGACAGGGCCTCGCGCTTCTTCAGGCAATTCCACTCCCCAGCCCGCGCCACCTCGCGCACCGCTAACTCGAAGGTCTCTTTACAGACCCGGGCGGACTTCGAGTTTACATCCTCGATGTCCAAGACGTGAGGCGACCCGACCCGGCCGAGTGCCTGATTGCAAATGTTGGTTTTCGTGAGGGCCATAAAATTGGATGCCGTAGTTTACCCGCTACGGCACGGGGTTTTAGTTACTCCGCCAAACCAACCGCCTGATTTGCCATAAGTTGTTCCTGGCCGACATAGACCAAGTAAACAACCGACCTCACACGAATGAGAACATGCGTTGTCTCATTTTCAGGATCAATCCCCAGCAGTTCAAAGGGCTCGTTCATGGGATTAGTTCACCTGAATGGCAAACGCAGTGATACGAACATCAGTCACCGCCGTACCAAGCTGCGCAGTCCATGCCGTGTTAACCGTAGCCTGACGGGCGACGACGGGAAGTGTGACGGGCAACGTGGTAGTGGCCGGGACCCAGACCGAAAACACCACCGTGCCAGCGGCCACATGCCGGAAGTCCACACGCGTGCCAGTGGCACTGGTGTTAGTGATGAGCAGTGCGCGGAGGTCGTTGAAGATCGAGGCGACTGCCGCAACAACGGTCGTCTCCGTGGTGTTGGTGAGCGTGACCATCGGAGCCATCGTGTTCAGGTCTCGGATTTGCTCCGCAGCACCAACCACACGCCCAATCTTGTCAGAAGCCGGTGCAACTATTTGCCCAGCCGTGCGGGCCGTCTGGATCGCGGTTGCCGCCTTAACGCCAATGGCCACCGGATTACCGGATGCAGTTGCGCCTTCGGCGGCCGTGCCGGCCACAGCGATGCCGCCCAATGCAACCGTGACCACAGTGGTGCCACCGTCCAGCGTCACACGTTGGCTGTTTCCTGTGCCGGTTTGCGTTACTCCTCCGATAATCACCTTGTTGATACCCGTCTCCTCCATCGAGAACTTGCCAACCGTTAAGCGAGTGGTCGATGCGGGAGCCGTGACACCGTTGAACGCCTGAATAAACAGGTAAACAGGAGTCAGCGCATCAATCAGACTCTCCAAACGGCTAGCGCGTGAGGTGAACTGAAGCGTCGTTGCCGTGGCCGGCGAGCTATCGCAAAGGAACTCCGAGGTAGTGTCACCTGAAAATTGAACGATGACACCGGGCGAGGCATCCGTGGTAAGCGGATGCGACGACGCACCAGATGCCCATCCACGCCGTTGTGTGTCGAACCAATTGGTCGTGGTGGCTGAAGTGCCGTTCTTGACCAAGCTCACGCAGTTCCAGCCGAAGACCGTCACCGTGCCGCTTGCGCTCGGAGTCCACGCCTTGGCGCTCATGGTAAGCGTCAACGTGCCCGAAGTAGCACCAGCGTTTAAGCAGGTGAAGGTGGAAATACCACCAGACGATTGCGTGAGCAGTGATACCGCACCGTTGACGATTGCAAGCGTGTCGGACGACGCACTGACCGTCGCAGCTTCAGCGATGGAGAAGATCGGATTCCCACCGAGGAAGGTGATCGTTGCCGTGGTGGTCGAACGTGACCAAGTACAAGCAAAGACCGGCGAGAACGTGACGACATTGGCAGCCACCGCGATGATTGCGTAACGGCCCGGCACAATGGCAGCCGCACCACTGCCGCCGCCAAGGTAGCAGCTTTGCCCAATGTTCGCATCCGTGAACCCGTGACCAGTTGGCAACGTGATCGAGATAAGAAGGCCGGTTGCATCCGTGGTAAACGCGCAGTTCTCACCAATCAAATCAGCGAGATAAACCCCGAAGTGCTGATTCACGATTTTCTGACTCAGCATCACCTTGGCGCGTGCAATGTGCCCGCCCTTGATCGACTCCACCGAGCGCATCAGGAACTCAGCGTTTACCGTTGTGCCGGTATCCACCAGCAAATTGCCGTAAGCCTGGGCCACGGTCATGCCTGCACCCGTTGCGCCCACTTGCACAGCTTCATCAGCCACCAGCCCCGCGCCGGTCTTGGTAAACGAGCAGTCAACGATGTGAGCATTCTGGGTGATGCCACCCGTTTCACTTAACACAAGCGCCTTGAAGGTGCCCGGATTCCCGTCCAATTCCCCCCCTATAATTTGGGGCTTGGTCCCAACTACTTGATTCGAATTCAAATTCATAAAGAAATACTTTTTTGGTTAAATAAAAAAGCCCGCCCCCACTCCAAGAGCGAAGGCGGGCCAACAACAGAACCCAACGGGCCTTCAGCTTAGAAGGCCAAGTAACCGATGCGGAACACCAGTTTACGAGCAGCCACCGGGGTGACCAAAGTCACCAAGGTCGCCACGATGATGCTATCCGCGCCGAGAGTGTAGGGAGTCAGGCGGGCCGCCGCAGCGATGGAATCGAAGCGGTCAACACCGGCCGCTGCCACGTCGAGACCATCCGCATAACGGTCAACGTCAGCCGCAGCGCCGACACCGGCGACGTCATCGTCACCAACGTCAACCGTTGCAGTGCCAGCGATGCCATCGGTGACAACCGTGCAGTGCGAGGGGTCGATGATGCAACCCTGGGGCAGCTTCACGATGTTGATCTTGTCGCCGGCCGCTTCCGTGCCGAGCATGGTATAAACCGAGGTGGCAAACATCAGGGTGCCCGCTTCACGGACGCCTGCGTTGCGGTTGGCCAAGGTGGGATTCGCCTGCTTGGCGTAAATGTCAGAGCTAAAGGTAGGCATAAAATTGCTTTCTTAGTTTGGTTATTGAGTGAGGAAAAGTCCCAGCGCTTACGGGGACTCGTCGCAGTAAACCAGCACCACTTTTTCCTCTTCGAGACGGGTGGCGCCGAGCATCAGCACCGTGCGAATCTGGACCGTGTGGTTCTGGGTGGGGAGAATGTCGATCTTCACCGATTTCTCCATGCCGATGCCGAGGGCGATGCCGTCGCGCTGATAGGCGATGCAAGTGCGGATGTCGGTCGCAACATCGAGGGTGGTGAGCTCAGTCATCACGCACTCGAAGCCGAGGAACCGGTTCACCGTGCCGTCCACAAGGGCCTTCACGTTGTTGTAATCCGAGGACTTGATTTCGGTGACGTTGTTGAGCAGGTCGTTCAGCTGTTTTGCCGAGTGGACAAAATAGCGACCCTCAGAATCAACTTCAGCCTTGTCCAGGATGTACTTGGCGCGGGTCCACTTGGCCAGCGTCATGCCGCTGTTGGCAGCAACACCAGAAGCGACGTAATCCACAGCGACCTTCTGGGTGGCGGGAACGTCCACGGCAGTGGTGCCATCCTCACCGATGTAAGCGGTGCCTTCCAGACCGGCGATGATAACCTCGTCCATGGTGCGCTTGGCGGCCATGGCATGGGACTGGACGTGCTCGGACTCAGGAGCGGGGAGCTCACCGAGGGCGATTGGGTCGAGTTGGTCGATCCAGGTAACCTCATCGTAACCCTTCGGACGCAACCAGCGTTTGGCCATCGGGGAGTCCGAGGCAACGGTGGCGCCGTTACGGGTGGTAATCAGGCGCATCTTGGACTTGCCAAGCTGGCTAAAGGTGCGGTCTTTGCCTTTGACGGTGACGCGCTTGACCTTGTTTTCGAGGCGGGACTCTTTCTGCTGAACCAGGTGTTCCCAGTTGTCAGAAAAGTCGGTTTGAAAGTGCTCGGGGAGCTGAGTGAGAATTGCCATGACGGAGATGCCGGTGATCGGCGGATATTAGGATGGAGAAAACCCACGCAAACAGGCGTGTGCTGGTCATCGCGTAGGGGTTTCCGGTGAGCCGGTGCCAACGCTTCGGACGAATCCGAGGCCGGTTGGTGTCCCTTGCGGGAGGTCTCCGCCGTGCTCTCTGCCATCGGGTATGCACCCCATCAAGGGCTTGTGTCAAGACATGAAAAGGCCCGCCTCCGTGCCAAGAGGCGGGCCAACCATAACCCATATGTAACTGCCGGGCTTACGATTTGGTCTTTTGCTTCGAATGCCAAGCCTGATTTAAGCGGGACTTCGCTTCAACGGCCTGGGCGTGCTGGGGATGCTCCGCCTCATGGTAGGCCTTGAACAGGGGATTCCCCGGGTTGTTCACGATGTCCAGCGCCTTGGCCCGGTCATCCATGCCCGCATTGGCATTGGTTTCTCCGCTGATTAGCCGGTCCTCGCTTATCATGGCGCCGAACTTGGCCGCCAGCATCACCGCCTTGGCATCGGAGAACATCGCGTCATTGGGATCGAGGCCGGCCGTCTTGATTGCACGGACTGCCAGATCAATGTGCTTCGAGCGCTCCGCACCAAAGGCTTCATCCAAGGCCTTATTCTGGGCCGTGGCGTACTCGGCTTGCGCCTTCTCCTGCGCCACTTTGGATCCAGCGTTGAGTTGACCGGCCTGAGCCAGATCGAAGTCCATCAACTCCTTGGCGGCCGCCGGGCTGATTGCGTGCTTGTGCAGGATCCCGGCAATGCCATCGACATACCCCTGATTCCATTGGGCTTCCGGGACGTTGTCCGGCCGCTTGAAGCCGTAGCCTTCCGGTTTCTCGGGGACGTTGTTGATTTGGGCCAGCAACTTGGACCGCTCCGCCTTGGCCTCCGGGCTGGCATTCTCCGGGAGTGGTGCCAGCGCCTTCTTCCCGGCCAGACTGGACATGTTCGCCAAGCCGCCCATCAGTGCCTCCACCGTTTGATAACGGGCAAACAGGTCTTTGTGGGGCTTCAGGTGCTCGGGGAGGGAATCGAACTTGGTCGCGTTGATCTTACCGTCCGAGCCATACAGGCCGACGTGCCAGGCCTCGCCTACCGTTGCGGTGCTTGCCCCAGTGGCAGCCGTCGCTTGGGTGGATTGGGCAGCACTCCCCGCGCCGGTTCCTGCCGCCGTACTGGCAGCGCCGCCACCAGACAGAAGCGAGGTTGAAGCGGTTGCAGTAGCAGCACCAGAAGCGCCACCAGTAGCAGCGCCACCCGTTCCACCGCCGCCACCGGACCCGTTATCGCCTGCTTGCTCATAGAGTCGAAAATTTAAGAGTTTCATTGGTTTCTGTTGTTAGTTTCTGCCCCCTCTTACTTGGAGTATTCCGAATCCTCGCCGCCGACAAAGGTGTTGGCCGCCTCCACCTTCTCCGTGCCGATGATCTTGCGCTCGGCAATGGTGGCCTCCACCTCATACTGTTGGCTCTCAGGGATGCCAGTGGTGGCATTCAGCACCTTGCGGGTCTTGGTCACCGTGCCCTCGCCCTTGATTCCGTAGCGGGCCTTGTACTCGGCCGGCTTGTACTTGCGATACCACTCCACCACGGCCGGGGTTTTGTCACCGAAGCGCATTTCCTTCTTGGGCATTGGGGGGATGTTCTCCTTCACCTTGGCCGCTTCATCGCCTTCAATGACGATCGAGGTCGGCGCATTGCCGTTCTCGTTCAGCCAGCGGACGACGGCCGGGCGGAACTTGGTCCATTGCTCCACCAGGACGAGCTTGCCGCCGTCCAGAATGGTGGCGACGTGGATCGTGCCGTCCTTATCGGTGCGGGTCACTTGGCCATCATCGGCAATCGCGTACTCGATGACAGGCGGTTTCTCTACGGGTTTCACTGCTTTTTCTGTGCTCATGTTGTTTTGACGTTGGGTTTCTGTTTCTTGGTCCCGAGCAACTTCGCCCGGGATACGAGATTGAGGGTGTCGAGGAAGAAGATTCTGCATCCCTCGGCAATTTCCATTTTCTGGGGCTGGACTTCCCCGGTGGCCAATGGGACGGCCGTTGACCGGAGAAAGTAGCCGCGCCGCTCCATGTCCTGCCAGACCAAGGCCTGGGCCGGTGTCCGGTGCTCACTGTCGCTTCCGAACACCATCCCGTAGGCCAGTGTCAGCTTTTCCTGTGTTGTGGCTTCGCTCATGGCTTAGGATCCCATCAGTTGCTTCTGCACCTTGGGGGACGCTTGGCTGATGTCCTTGGCCGCCCGGGCCATCCCCGGTGCCGCTTCCGCTGCCATTGCCTGCTGTTGCGCTTCCGCCTTGGCTTGGCGCATGGAGTCCCGCTTGTCCTCCGTCATGATCCAGTTGGAAGGGAGCCCGGCGTTGCGTGCCGACTCGCGGGCAATCACATCGAAGTCATAGTTCTCGGCCGCTTGCTCCGCCGCTCCTGGACTGATTTGGGCCAGACCACCGAGGATCGACATCACCTGACCAAGGCTTTGGTTCTCCGCCGCCTTGATTGCCAGTGCCAGCTTCGAGGTAAGCGTGACTTCAGGCAGCACCAGCGCCATCTCACCGGGCCGTTGCTCACGAAGAACAGACGGAGGCGGTTCGGGAAACTTCCCTGCCCGGTGCAGGATGTTGAAGATCCGCAGGAGAATCGGGTTGGTCACCTCAGTTTGCAGCCGGTAAAAGGTCGGACTGAAGGCCGTGACCTTCTCCGCCAGTCGTTGACTCACCTCATAGGCGGTCATCTGCCGCTCGATTTGCTGAAGCATTTGGAACAGGTCAACGTGGTAAGCCTCACGAATGGCCTTGTCCTTCATCTCGATTCGCTCCCGGCCGATGTCATAGCGGCCGCTTGTGCCCCACTCTTTGGGCATCGCGTTGGGATTGTTCGGGTCAAACGTCGTAGCGCCGCCGGCATGAAGGTCGATGTCCCCTTCCATCGAGTCCGGCACCAGGATGCGGGGGAAGGCCGCAATCTCCGCCAGTGCGTCCATGTTCATCTCGATAAAGTTGACCTGACGAATGGTCGGGAGGGCTTCAATGCTCGGGCTGTACCCGTAGGGCTGTTGCCCCCACTTCAGGAACCGGCTCACCGCAATGGGATCTTCGTC